GTGCGGCCCTTGACGGGTCCAAGAGGATTTAACTTGGTATATGGGTATTATTTATTCTCTCCTTTCTTTCTCGGAAGAGATACTACTACAACTCATGACTGAATCATAAAAGTTTCTGGAGAATGCCGGTCTTGGCGACGATATCAGCGATGTCGAGCGCTCCTGAGCCTAACTCCGTAGCTTTCTTCACCATACTTGCCCACGTACTGTCGGTAGCGGGCGGGTGAAACTTGTGAGACGCGCACGCAGGGTTGAACAACTCAAACCTAGTGCGGTATTCGTGACAAACAAGTAAGTTCAGATCAATGCCGTCTGGGTTATATATAATAATCGGCGTCATGCCGGTCGGAGTCAGATTATCTGGCCAAACCCCGGTTCCCACCGGGAAGCCCCGGTAGATCTGGGTAAAGTCAGCAAGGCGATTCATGTTCAAGGGATGGGAATCCACTTGCACACCGCGCAGCGCCAACTTGGCAGCACCGCACAACCTCGGCGCCATGTATGACACAAAATTGTCTGAGATTGTCTGGGCCGTGTCTACGGCGTCGCCCGCATAGGCCGGTTGAACTTTAACCTTCCCTATATACGTCATGCCATTGGTCAGCTGAAGGGAGTTGCCATTCATTATCTGCACCGAACAAGCGGACGGCGTGACTTGACAGTGCGCGCCCAAACCTGATGCCAACATTGGCATCTTGTACGGGAACCAAGCCGTCTCGCTAGGCTTCTTAGTCAGGTCTTCGCAGCCCAAAGCCACGACGTCTGACCAATTCCCGCCCCATCCTGTGGAGGTGGTGGCCTGGTCATTGCGGTATTGCCACGTGCCGACGATGATCAACTTGTCATTGGTCTTTATCTGCCTCGTGCCCCGCGTCACCGTGTACTCGCCCACGGCCCGTGGTAGGGCCAAGTGGGACGGGTGGAACGCATTCCACATGTTGAGTCCGTTGCCGAGTTTGTGGCCTTTCTTCTTATGTTGGCCCGGCTTCTTCCGGACCTTCGTTGCTCCAAAAGCTAAGGGGGCTGTGCCGCCAGCTCCCTGAGCAACCCCCCTAAAACCGGGACCTCCGCAACGCGGAGTCCGGCGCGGTCCTGCGACCTGCACAACTTGCGTCATGCTGTGAATTCTTAATTCGATAAGCCAAGCGCTTAATTAGCTATTCTTGGCGGCTGCAGAGCCGGGAGCGCCACCCCCGTCAGGGACTTACGAATTGCCCTGCTGCTGACCGGTGTTCGCAGCTAAGCGAAGTCTCGAATGAGACCCGTCTCAACCACATAACCATCTGTGTCTATCCTAAACTCACTGGTGATCGAGGCAAGATCCTCAAGAACACCAGGAGTGTCGCGCAAAATGTGAAGGATGCCGCCGAACCGCTCTCGGTTGGCGGAGAGATCAATACACGTGTCGTATAAATGCCAAAGTAGCTTCTCAACATTACAGAAGACCGCTTTCGAAGTCCTCGTATTGATGAGGTGAGAGGTGAAGTCGGCCTCACCCTCATGCCTCTCGACATCACGCGAGCGCACTCCGAAATGGAGCAAACGCTTCTCGTCAAAATTCTCGTCTCCCACTAAATCATCCCCTGCGCAAGTCCATCCCGCGCAGCCTCCATAGGCTGCCATAACGGAGCGGGCAAAGGTGTTCTGGGTCGTGGTGGAAAGCTGTCCCGACGTGGTTACGCCGTACTTAAGCACGAGCCAGATCTCTCCTTGGTTGTTGAGAACATGGCTGCACAAAATGTGAGCGTACCGCCTGATCAGGCGACCCACTTCAGGGTCAGCACAGTTGTCTCCGCGGCGTTCTCCGTCACCAAGAATGAAAGAGGCGTCGATCGATAAATCGAATGCCGACGCATCGCTAGAGACATTGATGTCTGCTACCCCCTCGCGCTCAAAAGCGCTAACGAGGTGCTTCAATCCTTCGGGGCTATGCCCCATGCCAAGAGCAGCGCAGGTCAAATGACCTGCCTGGTAGGCATCCACATGGGTTGAGTTGTCAGCCTTGTGCAACATCGCTTGGACTGTGAGATCGACCAGGCTGCTGATCCAAATCAGCCTAAACCTGCCCTCCTCTGTCTTCTGGGGCGAATGCCCCTCCGCCTTCATAAAGATCTCCTTAACATCGGAGCAGCCGTACTTGACCAGCTCCACAGCATCGAGCTCCTTCACCTGTTCGCCTGCGACGGCAATCAGTATGAGCCTGCTGAGGGTCAAATCAACGACCTCCTCTGGATAAGCCTTTACCCATGCGGACTTCTTCATGTTCCGGTAACGTGCGCTGACGCCTGACGACTTATCCTCGTAGCCGAGGAAAGTCTTCAGGAATCCCATTTCACCTTCTTCTAAATAGCTCTTGATGTTAGTGTCACCAATGCCCGCCGAATACTTCGCGCGGACGAGCCGGACCGCAGCGTCGAACTCTTCGCGCTGCTCGCTGGATAAATTGGGTGCGGTTGCTGTCGCGAGCTTTGCTTGTGCCCGCAACGACCTGTCTATGTTCTTCTTAGAGCAAACAGGAATTTTATACTCCCCCTTGGTACACCCGTGGAGTTTTCCGTCATGATACTTCTGCGCCAGTGCGCGAAGACTCTTCTGCAAATCGGACTCCTCGTCCTTAGCTTTCTTTGCTTTCCCCGTACGCTGCGGCTCCCATGAGCCAACACGGCGGAAATAAGCATTACCGTTCATGTCGGGAATGACGTCGCCGTCCTGCCCCGCTGCCCACTCCGGTGTTGCTTTCTGCATATAATCACGCAGCAAAGCGTTTGAAGGGACTGCCAAAACAGCCTTGAGCCTCTCTCGAACCTCGTCGGACGCCTCCTCGACGTAATAGGATATCTCCGCCAACATGTTTGAGGCATTGTTGTGCAAAATTCCATACTTCCACGCCCTGACCTTAGAATCAAGGTCGAGACGATTGTGCGCCTCCGCTATCTCCAATGCTACTTCGGCGAGGCTCTCACCGGGGTGAATTTCTCTGAAGAATGGAGCTGCAACGGCTGTTGGCAACACAATAAGGGGCTTGGTAATCACGGTCTTAGGAACGTCCCTGCGTCCATGTCCATAGACGAGGTCCAGGTCCTCATCCTCAGCTGCAGAGTCATAGTCAACTCGGTCTTGCTCATATGAGTCAAGATACTCCCCCCATAGGCGGGCGGCGCGCTCCTTCTTGGTCTCGCGAGACTCACCGGGGGAGACAGCTGGAAGCGTGTCCGCAACCAAACTGTCACCCCACTGCCTGATGCGGGAAAGTAGAGGAGACTTGACCAGCCCAAGCTGATCAAGGTTCGCCATAATGGCGTCGGTGTGCATAAATAGATTCTTGGAGCCGCGATGCTTCCTTAAAGAATGGGCTGGCAACCCTAGCCACATTCCAGCTAATTTAGGTCCACCCTGCACAACCCCAACTCCAGACGAGCTGGCTCCAGGTTGTGAGACAATAGCCGCCAAAGCAAGGCCGACGTTGTGGATCTTAAAATCGCTCTCCGGGATCGAGCCTTCTTCCTTGACGACACAGCCAAAGTCGTCAGTAGAGTAGGTGATCGTGCCACGCTGCAACTCGTAATTGCGCGTTAGATCCTTGTCTTTGTACGTCTTGACTCCGATCATCGAAATCTCGTCCTTCTCGAGGGGAATTGCCATAAAGTCCAAGAAAGTGCAAGTGTGCTTCTTCTCGTCCCAATCAGGCGCCCCATAAGAGTCAAGATAGTAGGCTCGGTCGAGTCCGAGTCGGACTCCGGTCTGCCGGGCCGCCCCGACATTTTGGTTCGTGCCCTTCACAACAATGTGTGTTAGGCTGGTCGTCTTATGGCGGCACATGATCAAAATGTTGTTAATGACCACAGCCGAGGAAAATAAATTCAAGACTGAATCGTAGACCAAAACTTGCCCCTTCTCAAGAGAGGCCGGACGAGCAGTGCACGACAGTCCAGTCAATGCGCTCTCGCCAGGTGACAAATCAGCTGGCACTGTGGGCTCGATGATGTCCCAATGACTGGCGGTGGTCTCAAGACCATCACTGCCAATCGTGGTGATTCCGCCAGACAAGCGAACTCGACTGGTGGACAAATCATGATGCCGAACAAAGTCCTTCCCGTTCCACCGAAAATATCCGATCTTCGCGGGAGGGCCTCCTTGCACACAGTCCGCCTGGCGCTGTGCTCCTAGAACGAAGCAGCCGCCAAGCCAGTAAAACCCAGCAATGGCTGGTGTCATCAGCCATACAAAACAGTACACCACGGGAAGGCAAATGCGCAGCGCGTAAGGATAAAAACCCTCGCGCGCGCACACCAACTTGTAGAACCCGTACAAGCAGCTCAGCTGTAAGTAAACTCTCACTATGCCGGGCTCTGGGTTCAAACCCAGCCCGGCCAGCAACAGCTCAACGTTCACGACCACGTCGGTCGTAAGAGGCAGCATCGCTACGGCAAGAAAGTCACGGAACAATTGTTTATCTGCACTCAGCAGAAAAGATGGTAGTCCAGTTACTTAAC